ATGCCAAAGCAAGTAATTTCGCTTACAGACAGCAAAATCAAAGCATTCCTTCGAGACGTAAAAAATAGCAATCCCAACGGCTTAGAGAAGGATATTCGTCTCAGTGATGGTGCTGGTCTGAATCTTCTAATTCGTAAAAACGGTACTGTAATGTGGCGTTTTGACTACACACGTCCGATTACAAAAAAAAGAAATACGATGACGGTCGGGACTTATCCAGCTATGTCTTTGGCCAAAGCGCGGGAATATCGCGACCAGTTCCGGGCATTGATTGCTGCCGGAAAAGATCCACAGGCAGAAAAACAGGGTGTGGAAGAAAAAGAGCGACTGAAACAACAGGCTACTTTTAAATCAGTATCTGAACTCTATAAAAGTAAACAGCGTCTGGCTGAAGCTACCGTTACCCGCAATGAACGTATTTTTGAAAAACTTTATCGAGATATTGGCAATATGCCGATTTCAGAGATTACGCCACGTGATCTGGCCAAAGTGATTGAGAAAGATGAAAACAAGGGCTTTATCGAATCAGCCATGCGGATCAGGTCAAAAGCATCACAGGTATTTCGTTTTGCCGTAAAGATGGGATTATGTGAAAGAGATATTGCTCAGGACTTGGCAGGTACCATCACCCAAAGAGAGAAGCAGCATTATTCTGCACTGACAGATCCGTTTGATTTTGCCCGATTGCTTTTTGATATCGACAATTATGAATCTCAACTGGTCCATGTAAAGTTTGCGCTGCAGCTGGCACCGCTGGTATTTGTCCGGATCGGTGAACTACGTGCAGCAAAATGGGCTGATATTGATTTTGATAATGCCACCTGGTCTTATACGCCGTCTAAAACTTCTGCCAAAACCGGTCTTGACCATATTGTGCCTTTATCCACTCAGGCCATAGCGATTCTGAAAGAAGCCTATAATTTTACGAATAATTCAGAATTTGTTTTCCCGTCACGCTCAGACAAACATCGTCCGATTTCTGATATGTCTATTAATATGGCCTTGCGCCGTATGGGATATGGCAAAGAGGATATGACCGGCCATGGTTTTCGGGCAATTGCACGTACATTATTAGATGAAGTTCTGGAATTTCCGCTGGATATTATTGAACAGCAACTTGCGCACCAGGTGCGTGACATGCACGGCAGGGCATATAACCGTACAAAACATTTAGATAAAAGACGCAAGATGATGCAAAGATGGTCGGATTATTGCGACGAGCTCAAGGCCCAATTTGCCGCATCCAAGAATATTAACTTTGAAGAAAAAAAGCCCTCATGATGCGAGGGCTTGTTTTTTATTGAAGTGAGCATAAATAGTCGACTTCCACCAGTGTTTGTATCCGCTGTCGCTTACCCAATCCGGCTCCGGAAACTGACGGGTTTCAACCATTTTAATAATTGATGCACGTGTCATACCGACCATTTTGGTGACTTCACTTGTCTTTAATAGTCGGTCTTCTTCACCGTGTAAAACATCTTTGGTCATGACACCTCCTTTAAACTTTTCACCACAGATTCCGGTAAGTTTTGTTTATGCCAGTTATTGTCGATGTAACTGGAAAGCATGTGGTAAAAACGATCTGCAAAAACTTCTTCTATTCTAATTAAAATTCCAGTTCCTGCTTTAACTCGACCCTCTGTGATTGATTTAGTCCACTCAACCACATCGAATTCAAGATGGCTTGATTCTTTGGCAATGTTAAATAAAGAACCAGTCTGACCTGAATCCAACTCCAACCAGAAAGGCTTATCCTTGTGCAGCTCGTCAATGATGTAATTCGCTACCTGAACATTGGTTTGTTGAATTTCAGTCATTGGCTGGCTCCTTTGCTTTTAAATCAACTAAACCGACACCTCGATCTGCTAATTGAAAATCAACAGTGTATTCAACAAGCGAATCAATATAAGGTGCATGCCAAATTTCAAACCAGTCACAGCCACCTTTGTATTTCTTTGCTTCTTCTAGCGTCGCACACCAAAAAAAGTTTTTATGTTTCGTGCCATAGCCTGCTTGATACCAGAACTTCATACAGTTACCTGGTTGACTGCGTAAGTCGCGGATGTAATAACCACCTTGACGTTGTGCCACTTCCGGCACCGCTTGGGCTTTGGCCTTCTCCCACATTAGCCACATTTGGCGTGTTTGCTCTTTAAACCAAAGCACAGCATCACCATCCACAACATGCTCAAATAGTTGTTCATCAGAAAGCGTTTGAGAAAGAATGTCGTAGACAAATGTTTTCTTAAATTCAGCTATAAAATTTTCAATATCCATCACGCCAATTCCTCTAAAAATTCTTTTCCGTGTTCCAGGTACTGGCCTAAGAACGTTTTAAATACCGGCTGACAAGGTTTATTCATTTGCAGCCCAATGATCTCAATCTGTTTGTGCTTCGGCTTCCAGGCTGTCATGTGGTCGCCACGATTCACGCCACGGTATCCGTTTTTAACCAGCCAGTTTCTAAACGGAATCAATAAATTTGATGGGATAACTTTCATAATTTATTCCTTTCAGACCACACCCGAAGGTGTGGCCATATCCGTATTATTTATTTGGGAACATATCCATCTGATCTTCGATCAATTTCTTTTTTTGCGCGTAGGCTTGCAGTAATTCCTGTTGATGCTCATTGGTCAGGTTTGGTTTAGCTGCATTCATCTGCTGAGCAACCTGTCGAATGTCTTCACCGTTCTTGGCATCAGAGATCAGGAGGGTAAGACCGTTTTTAACTGATCCACTTTTGATTGGATCTACAGCTGGCGCTTGTGATGTTTCAAACTTGGTGCGTACTTGCTCAATGTTCGCCTGCAGGTACTGGAAGTCTGTTTGCGTCAAAGCATTGTCATTCTCGATCTGATCTTCGATATCCAGAACATCGGCCAGTGATTTCGCCGTATTTAAGGCTTTGGCATATTCCTTTTTCATTTCCGCAGAACTAGGTTGTTTCTTTTGCTGTACCAGTGCTTCGGCTTCTTGCTGCAGGCGCTTCAACTCATCAACGCTTAGTTCGCCATCAGCCACCGTATTTGATGCCTCAGTTTCTGGAACCAAATATTCTTGAGCTCGTGCATTGATCTGTCTCATAAGATCTTCTTGCTGGTCGATATTCAGACCATCTTCATTAATAACTTGAACGCGTAACTCAGCAAATTCCGAATCTTTGGTGCAGTTTTTTAAGCTCTCAGTAAATTTTTCTATAAGCTTCACGTCTTTGGATTTAGTCACACGCTTTGGCTTTTCTTCTGCAAGTGGTTCAGCTGCCTGTTCAGGCTCAGACTTTTTTGCAGCAGTTACCTCCGCAGTTTGAAACTTCTGGTATTGAGCTTTGATCAAAGTCATTAGGTGTTTACGTTCAGCACTGTCCGCATGATCCAGTGCCTGTTCTTCAATCACTTCTAGATGAACCACTGATTTAGCAGTCAGAATACCTTTCTTTATTTGCTCAAAGCTTGGCGCATATACGACTTCTTCTTGATCAAATGTTTGAACTTCTTGGTTGCCTTGATCCTGGTAATGATTCACCTCATTTTGTGTTGAGTTTTGGACATCTTGCTCTTGTTGTAGATCTTGAGGGCTGTTATCTACAGACACAAAATCACCATCAATCGTAATTCCTTTACCTTGCTCAGCTGCATAAGAAACATCTACAGCATTCGACATTTCAATTGACTGCGGCATGTATTTTAAAACTTGGAGTAGGGCTACTTTCTTGGCATACGCTTCAAGATGTTTTTTGCTGTAATGGTTTGACTGTAGCGCCGGTACAACAGTTTTTTTGAAATGAGCATGCACTTTCTTGATTGGCCAAACTTCAATTACAGGCATTTCCGAGTCTTTTACACGGCCAATTGCATAGACATGAGTTAGTTTTGATTCTTCAAACTCGCCACAAGGTTTGTGCTTGCAGTAAGGGGAATCACCAAGCATGTAATCAAACTCATCACCTTCATAAACGGCACCAGTCCAGACGGTGCAACGACCACCACGATTGGCCAGATCTACAAGACCTTTCCAGCCAGGAACAAAAGTGCACTTGTCTTTGTATGGAACAAGGTAGCCTTGGCCATTCACACCAATTTCAAGGCCAAGCTGTGAAGCTACAATGATGCTGCCAAAAATAGTCTTAGGATCGCATCTCTGCAAAGCTGGGTTTTGACTGAATGCGGTCAGAGAAAGACGTACCATACGATCCGCATTTAAATGCTTAGGCAGGGCAAGTTCTAACTGGCTTTTATGCTTCTGCATGAAAGCATTGAATGAAGCAACAGGGTTAGCAGGGCGGTTGTTTTGTAGTTGAGCATTCATGATAAAAATTCCTATAAATTAAATTAGTTAAAATCGTTTTCTAAAGCTTGTTTGGTCATATAAGACGGTAAATAAATTTCTTCCAGGTCTGTGCTGTAGCCATCCCATTCATTGATCAGCAAGGATTCAGCTAACTGTTCTTTCGCCTGGTTATAGCGTTTATCACCAACCGCTAAAAACAGATCAGATGCCTTGTACTGCTTGCATGGAAATGGAATAGAGCTTTCCGCAACTAGAAAGGTGAATCCGGGCTTATCTTCAGTCTGATAAAATTGTTGGAATCCTTCTCTGTACATGGATGCTGACAAGTCATAGAAAAAATCAGCACATGATCTGGAAAACTTAAAAGGGCGTGCATCACTTGCTGTTTTCACATCAAATATCCAGCCATTTGGAAAGGCTGAACAAGGCGCAATGTGGTAGTCAGGACGGACTCGAAGCTTTAAACCGTAGGTTGGATCTGTAAAGAAAATGCTTGCTTCGGCCATGCCATAATTATTTTGCATGTCTTTGTATGAGCTTAATGAACGCAAGTTATTTGCTATACGTTGAGCACCTTCGAGAAGATCTTCTGTAATAGTGATCTTTGTGCCATGTTCAGCAACAAAGCTATCCCACCATTCAACACGTGCTAATGAGTCTTCTGAAGGTTTTTTAGCATTACGCATTACGTCCGTTGGTGGCTTCGGTGCATCCGCAGGGATAACAGCAAATTCATTATGAAACTGTTCAGGCTCAAGAAATAACGTATGAGCCAAGGTTCCAAAATCTAAGTGCTTCTTAGTTTCGCGCTCAACTTCCTTGATGATATTTTTTGAATAAAAGTGAGCACCAGAACGCAGCATGTCTTTTAACTGGCTTGAGCTGAATTCAGGACGAGCGTGATATTCATCGTTACTCATTTTTTCAATGAGCTGTGCCGTTGGTAGTTCGATAAAGGCATTCACTTCGCACCCCCAACAGCATTCGCAATCGCTTCCGCCTGATACGCAGACTGCTTTTCCGCTGCATGCAGAATCATGACTGACAGACCAAAGAAGATTGAAAACAGGAGCATCCAAGCAGCGACATTTGAAGCGACTTCTTTCGCTACAGACTTAGATTCTGGGTGCTGGTACAAACGCTCAGAAGTCATGCTTGATGCATCAAACTCTGGCAGGTTGCTTTGAATAGGATTTTGTTTCATACTTATCTCGCTATATGCAAGCCCGATGAGATTCCAGTCCAGTCGGGCTTTTTATTGGGTACAAGATAAATATTAGGCAATCCTAATAAATAAGTAAATAGGTATTCCTAATTTTTTTAATTTATTTTTTGATAGATATAAAAAAGCCGCTTCAAATGAGCGGCTTAAAATCAGATAAAATTTATTTATTAACTTCCCAAATACTAGTCTTAAAAGCAAAAAAGACCAGCATCCCAATAATTAACCAATCAATAAAACCTGAATTTGAAATGATTAATTGCAAGTACTCTATATGAGAATATTGCACAGGCTTTTCAGACATAGCCAAAACCAAGCCTATTCCGAAGATAAAACCTAAGAAAATAAATATTCTTTTATAATCTACAATATATCTCTTTCCTCTAAATTCTATCATTTCATCCTCGTATGAAAATCTATTATTTATAACATCGCTCATGGCGAACCATCACACCAATGATCGATATTTTATGATCTCTTGAAGATAGTGTTGGATAGTCTGGGTTTAATGGAACCAGTTCAAATTCTTCACGTCCATATTCATCATAGCCAATTACCCGGTACTTTTTGAAAGTGGCTTCATAGGATCCATTCTGAGCAATCACAAATGAACCGGGTTGTGGTGCCAAAGATGCATCAATTACAAGTGAGTCACCTGGTAGAAATTCAGGTGCCATACTCATTCCTTCGACCGTCAAACCAAACACGTCAGAAGGTTTTGCACTTTGATAAGTCGTATAGGTTTTATCTTTAGGATTGATTCCGTCATATTCAACGGTTCCAAATAGACCAGCTTGAACAAAGTCCAAAACAGGAATTTCCATAACTGGCAGGTTATTAAAACTTACGTTACTGAACTCAGATTTTATTTCTTCATCGGTAGGTTTGCCGATACCAGTAGCTAACCATTTTGAATTTACCTTTAGAAATTGGGCTGCTCGAATCAGGTTCGGGCCTTCCATATTTTTCGATTTACCAGAAAGCCAATCACTAACAGATGGTGGCTTTACCCCAACGGCGCGTGCAAGTTCGACCCCCTTAACTTTCTTAGGTGGTAAAACTTCCATGGCATATTTAAGACGTTCAGCAAGTGTTTTCATTAGGAAATCCTAACACGAAATAAATTAGGTATTCCTATTGAATAAAAATAAGGAATGCCTAATAATTGGATAATTATTTAGGAGAACAACATGAATGATGCACAGCTTATAGAAGCTCTTGGTGGACCAGCTGCCGTTGCTCGATTACTTGGGATCAGAGTTCCATCAGTGAGTGGATGGAAGAAAATCCCCACTGAAAGAAAAATCCGACTTGCTGTTATTGCTGAAGATCGTGGTCTTTCGACAAGAAAAGAACTTTTTCCAGACACCTATCAAGATATTTGGATTGAACTGCGCGATAAGGCTGTGTGAGGTAGAAAGAATGTCTGAAAAATTAACTGAAAGTATCACGTTCAAATGCACGTATGACGAAAAGCGCGACTTGGAAGCAATTGCTAGATCTGAAAACAAAACTCTGTCTGAGCATATAAGAAGCTTGGGCATATCAAATATTTCTGAAGTTCGGGAACGTTTAAATAATCTCGCATCTCTTATGCGTCTGACCACAGATACCGTAGACACGCCTATTTTTGAATTAACACCTGAACCATTGATGAAACCTACCGGCACAAAAAAAGCCCATCTGTGCGACCAGATGAGCTTCTTTGCCATTCACTCAGAAAGTAAATGAGGCATGTAACGAATGTTGAATTTAACACGTATCGGGGAGGTTGTGAAGCTATGAATACTGCACAAGTAATTCCGTTTAAGAAGCCTTCACAACCAGCACAAGGGGCTGGGAAAAACATGTATAGCGATAAGTTCGATCAGGGCTATGTTATGTCTAGTCGCTTGTATCGAAAAGAAGTGTGGCCATTCATTAGTGATGCTGCACGTAACGTTTATGCGGAGCTGGAAAACCGTATTAACGGACATAACAAGGAGTCTGATTTTGTTAGCTACTCGCAGTTACAGGGTGGAGATCTTCCTGGTGCGCGCAAAATGGGTCGTACTACTGTATCA